GATCTGGTAACGTGATTATGTCAAACTCAACCCCGATGTTTATTATGTAAGCATCTTTTATGTTTATGGCATCAGTTAGCATTCTGTGGTGATTGATATACGTTTTTAAGTTTTCCTTTGTTGCATCATTTATACTTGTAAGTTTACTATTTGCATCATAACCAAGTACATATAGATTCAATGCTAAATCGTTAGCAACTCTATCACTGTTGAAAATAGATTCTTCCGTCAATTGTGTATCTTTTGTGATATATGCCTTTGCAATAGAACCATATCTTTGTGGTAAACTGTATGCTCGTATGATATAATCTTCTTTTGTTACCGCACGATTTTGTGAAGCAAAATAAGCAAGAGCATTTTGACGAATCTCATTTATATCTTCACCGGCTTTACCACCTGTTGCTGGTTCTGGGTTTGTTACTGCTAAGCTTGCAATACATTGATTATAAAGTGTAGTATCTAAACCAGTCTCATCGATTAACAATGTTCTTGATATTACACGAGTAATTGTGTCACTTGGGACGTTATCGGCAACACCACCACCAGTTGTATAGTATAGTGTAATATCTGTATTGTTTGGTGCAAGTCCATATGTTTTTGTGTATAAGAAGTTAGACGGGTCAATATCAACAGAAGTTGGAGAATCGATTCCTGTTAAAGAATTTCCAACTAAATCTGGATTTGGTATCAATAACTCGTCATCCAAATCAGATACACCAGCACCAAATTGCATTTCAATTACACCTTCGCCAGTTTGTCTTGAAATAAATCTTCTTGAAATCTTACGCAATTTCAACAAGTAAGGTGTTTCAGTTCTGTGGTTGCTGAGTTGTCTATCGTTTCTTGAAATATTTGGAGTTGGTTCAAAGATAGTATCTTGTGCCAAGTAAGGAACATGATACCATTTGTTTCCATCGGAATCAATACCATATAAAATTTCAATTATAGTTGAATCTTCTAATGTAATTTTATCATATGGTTTTGGGTCACCAAATGTATATGTTTTTGTGTTTATTACACCAGAGACAGCATTTACAGATTTTTTAAGCAACCAAAATGTTACTTCATTTGTAATGTCATCTATCTCGTATGGAGTGACTTCGGTAGGGTCGAATGAACTACTAAATTTAAAATCCAAATAATCAGTTGTTCTGAATCTAGCAGTTGTGTTGTTTATGTCTGCACCGATAACCATACCAGGTTCTATTGCAAACGCATATGAATAATCAGGAACAATATTACCACCAACACTTATCGCAGGTACTATTTGAAATACATCTAATTTTACACTCGATGCGATGTTTGTCTTTGGTTTATATCCAAGAGATTGTGCGATATTAAGAATATTCTGCTTTTCAGAAGATTGGAGTATCAGAGACTCTTGTAGAGTAACGTCCGTGTAGTATGAAAGTACATCCCCAACATATGCGGCCATTTCCAAAAACATCATACCAGGAGATGTTTCATTAAAATCTTGGTATGTATTTGGAAAATAATTTTTTGAAAAATCGATAAGATTCTGCTTTAATGAAGCAAAATCTCTCGATAAATAACGTATATCTTTCTTTACTAAATCAGCCATTATAAATCGCCTCTTGAATGGTCAATGTACCTGTGTCTGATATAAATATCTGAATTGGCAAATATATGTTTGTTCCAGATATTCTGACATTTAAAGTTATACCAACTGCATGAGTCGGGTCGTCCACTCTACCATCTTCTGACATATTAATATTGACTTCCAAATCCTGTATTATTAGATATGGCATCCAAGTTGATATTGCCTCTGTTATATCGCCTTTTATTCTTTCTTGAAATTCTTCTTCACTACTTATATTTTCAAACAGAATGAACCTGATTTCTGTTCCGAATTCGGGTAACATATATCGTTCACCCTTTGCAGTTAGAAGTAAGTTTTTCAAGTTAGAATAAACTTGTGTTCTATTTGTGAAACTTTGAAAGAATATTCCGTTTGGATTATTAAATGGTATAGTGACACCAATCGGTTTTGAAAGTTTGGTATCTACAAATTTTTCACTTAATGGAATCCTAGTTTTTCTTCTATAAGTTGCCAATTATTATCTCCCTTTTTTCTCATTTATTTTTGCCATGAGAGCTGAATAATCTCTTGTGAGTGCCTCAGCAACTTCAGGAGCAACCTGTGATGGGTCGATACCAGCAGGTGTTGCATTGATATGATTTGAGAACGCATTCAATGAATCCGTTGTAAATCTCATTTCCATATCGTCACCTTCCATCATTAAACTTTGTTCCATAGAACGTCGAGTTTCATCAAGAAGAGCTTGTATGCTTGTCATTCCTGTTTTTGATGGAGGTGGTGTTTTCTTTGCAACTTTGTTTGCTTCCTTTACAAGATTCATACCATGAGATAGAACCTTACGGTCATCTTTCTTATGGTTTTCGGTAAGCTTCTTGTCAAGTGCATATTCTATTTCTTCACGAATGATAGAACGAATTTGTTTTAGAAATTTTGATGTATCCATAGTCCTTCACCTATTTTAGTAAATTATAATAATATTTTGTCCATTTTACACGAAGTTCGAAATGATTTGCTTTGCTTTTTCCATTTACAGCCTTTGAAACTATATCGATGGCAGTATCACTGACAGAATCAATATAAACAGCTGGATGTCCTTTCCACCACCATAACGAAGATATTAATGCCCATTTTGGTTCATTAAGTATATCGGGGTTTGCAACAAAATCTATATTCGTTTCTTTATCAACATATTTCGTAAATCGTTCGTAGGCATCTTTAAATGTCAGTTGTATCAAACCATGACCACGATAGGCATATCCCTCGGATGTCTGTGGTGGTGCATTTTTATTAAAAGTATTACCACCTCTTGTTTTTTCATTTTTTGCACCATATACTATATCAGGCCAACCATTTATCTGATTTGGTCTTGGTCCTTTCCCATTCTTACCTAATGATAATGCCAGACTATCAGTTGTTATTCTTGATGGGAAAATGTCTTTTAATCTAGTTCCACTATAATTAACACCTTCAGATTTTGGATAAAAACTTGATTCGGTTTTTAACTGACCAAGAAAATGTGCAAGATATGTTGGTTTATTTATGTTATATGGGCTTCCAATAAGTAATGGCATGAGCTGTTTTAAATACTCCGGCACATCAGGAATATTTCTTGCCTTTTCTAATAATTTTTGTTGTTCCGAATCTAATGGAATTTGATTTACACCAGCAATCGTTTTTGGGTCAAGAACTATTTCTGGTGGAGCAGGTTTTGGTGATTTTTGTCTTTTACGTTTTGCTTTTTGTTTTTTCCCGCCACTTGTGGTTGATGTTCTCGAAGTACCTGAAGTGCCTGATGTAGCGGATGTTCCCGAAGTGCCTGATGTAGCGGATGTTCCCGAAGTACCTGATGTACCGGATGTTCCCGAAGTACCTGAAGTACCTGAAGTAAAATTTAAATCATTATAAATATCAAATTGTTCATTTCGTATATCGTTGATAGTTAATTCCGATGCATCATCCGTAGGTACATACTCTATAAGTTTTTTTGATTCTTCTGGAGTTACTACTGGTTGCTCATTTTCTATATCTGTTATTATTATTGGCATTACGGCATATCCTTAAATTCTGAGTCGTCGAATGTGCCGGTGTCCAACCATTTACCATAAGCTTTATCAAACTTAAATGTTTTTGCATCTGTTAGTCTAGGGCCATATATTTCACCAGTTATTGGATTTGAAAGAATACCTTGTTGACCAGTTGTTCCTGTTGTTATATCAATTTCACCCAATCTAACATCCCCAATATCTGTAATCTTTCTTGGTGGTTCTTGTGCAATTTGACGTTGTTCTTTAATATCCTCACGAACAACCGCAGAAGATTTTGCGTCTTGACTTGGACCAGCGGATTTTTCATTTAAAAAGACAAGTTGCGATTGTAATTTTTCTATCTTTCGTTGTAATGTTAGTATATCACCACGAATTCCTATAAATTCCGAGGCATTAATCGGTATTCCAGATGGACCAACTCCAGTAGGAACAGTTGTTTGTGTAATTGTTGTTATAAGTTTTGCCAATATATCACATAAAGTATTTAACCAATCCATACTTCTATCACCTAATAATGCAGGTGACAACGCATTTATACCCAAGTTAATTCTTGCAGATTCCATTTCAACAACTTGTTTACCATCAATAGAAATTGCTTTTTCAGAAGAAAGACCTATACCTTCTTTTGAAAAAGCAATTAGTTCCTGTTTACGAGCATTGAAAATTAAACGGTCTGATGCAATTATTACTTGATTTCCACCATACTCATTTTTCTTGTACAGATTTACACTTTTATCTGATATTGAAGGTGTATATGTGGATGCAGGTGTAAATCTAACAGATTGACCAGATGTCATCCATATTGCAGAATCGTCTTCATCTGGGTTTTCGAGTACAAACTCGTTAAATGGTTTTGTCTCAGGATTTGTTCCGTTAGAAATGATAAGAATGGGATTACCCGTTTCACCTAATCCTTTTTTCCATAAAGGTTTTACAGGATATGTCCTTCTTTCATCAACAGTTGAACCAAAACGAATCGATTGACCCCATCGACCTTCAAGAATAATATCACCAGAATAAGGCTGAACAGGATAGACATCAAGACGTTCTGGAAATGCTGGGTCAATCGTTGTCTTTACTTTAAGACGAGAAGATGATTTATTAGATATACCATCTCTCGCATTTTGACGAACAGTAGAATTTGATGGTTTTGTGTTCGGTAGGTATTCTGTAACACCAGGAATACCATTATGGTGAACAGAACTTTGAACGGAGACAGGATTCGTGTAGTAATATTCTTGACCAGTTGCACCTGCACTATTATATGCAGTTGGCCCTTTCATTAACATTACAACTTCACCAGCAATCGGTATGTTTTTTATATTAGCATCGAGTGCACGTGCTTGTATTATATCACCTGCGGCTTGAGAACCATAGGCACCCATTATCCTACAATAAATGGTATAGAGTTTTTCTTTATCATTACCGCTAAAGTCAACGTTAACTACTTCAGCGGATATTAACTCATATTCCTGCCCGTTTAATATCGTCTTTTGTGGATTCATCCGATTTGGTTTCCTCTACTGATTCACCGATTGATTTAATCTCTTTTAGAAGAGCGTCCTTTTCTTCATCTGTCAAGAAAGAATTACCTTCTTCTCCCTTGTTCGAGACCATTCGTTGAACAACAGCCGCCATCTTTACAAGATGTTCATCATTCTTAACAGATACTTCCATATAGTCCTTGATTACAGGTACAAGAAGAGCAGCATCACCTATGTTTGTAATAAGTGGTTTCAAATCAGCAATAAGAAGATTGATTTGTCTATCTTTCTTCTTTTGATTCTCATAGATGTCTTTTAACAAATCCGAGAATTTTTTGCTTCCAAATATTTCTGTATCAAATCCCATATCTTATAAATATCTAATCTTCAATAATGTCTTGTAAATCGTACCAATCGAATTTTGCAATGTTTCTACCATCAGAATACTCCTTATATAATCTACCATAAATTAGTTTCATTTTGTTGATTATATTCGTTATGTATTGTGATTTAACACCAGTTCTTTCGCGTATTAAAATGTAAATCGCTTTCTTGTTATAATTTTCAATGTTTTCTCTTGTCTTAAAAAGATAGAGTATTGAATCTGCAATCTGAACATCTCTTTGTTTTGTAAAAATAAGAGAAAGATGTTCTTCCATCAATTCGACGAACATATCGATAAAGTCCTTCTGTTCATCTATCATTTCACTTCTTATCTGCTCATTAACGATATTACGTTCCGAATCAATTGCCTCTATATTATGCTTCTTCTTATACTGGTAATAGTTTTTGTTATTCTCAGCTATAAGATAATTTTTAGCAACTATGGAGAAGTATGAAAATGCCTTACCATTCTCTTCCTTATACTTACAGATTTTTTCATGTAAGAATGATATTACTTCATGTTTAACATCCTCATGTGGAATATCAAAATTATAAAACTTAAACCTATGTATCATAATTTCAGAAAGCTTATAGAATGCAGGATGAATTCTTGAAGTGTAGATTATATTTCTCTGTATAGGGTCTTCACATTCATTATATTCTATGATAGCATTTTCTGTATCTTTTGTGAAGTATATATTTTGTTTTTTCTTTTTTACAGGCACATCCATTACAACCTCGTTATCTGTGACCGTATATTTTTTGGAGTTTGTTCTTCTTCATCTACGTCATCGTTGACATCCAAATATACAGAAATATCATTAATAATTTGTTTTAACTCTTTGAAAAAGAAACCAACTTCGTCATCTGATTCAAATGAGCCATTTCTATCTAATTGACGAAGATAAGATTTATGGCTCAACACTCTATTACGCATAGAAAATATGAAATTTTGATTATCCATCGCAGTTTCTTCTAATTGCGAATACTTTCTATACAAATTGAAATTTGCATAACCAGAAGACAACAGAAGTATTATCAGTATAGAAACCAAATATATCATATTACCCTCTTGTGTAGGTTGGTTGGATTATCTTATCAATTACACCAAGTTCAATAGCTTCTTCCGGTGAAAGATAAAAATCCTTTACAGTATTTTCCTTCCAGAACTTATCGTCTTTATTGGAATTTGTATTCATGATACCAACCAAAACTTCTTCCAACTTTTCCATGTGTTGTACGTTTGCCTTCATGTCTGATGACTTACCGTAGATACCCGAAGACATCTCATGGAACATGATTGTACTATTCTTTGAGGCAGCACGAAGACCTGTACCTGAACAGAGAAGTAGAGCTGCGGCTGACATTGCACGTCCTCTACAAATTGTGTTTACCTTTACATTAAGTGACTGGATAAAGTCAATCATACCGAGTGCCTCATATACATCACCACCATCAGAATTGATGATAATGTTGATTGGGTCTTTTGAATTTTCTTCTGGTCTCATGTGGAGTATCGCACGAATACGCAACATAAAATCATATAAAGTACCGTCGGCAATATCACCAAACATATAAAGTGTTGATGATGCAACATCAATACCATAATCTATTTGAGCAAGTGCCTCTTTCCATTTTACGGATAAGTCATCTTGATTAACCGACTTCTTAGAATTTTTTTCTTCTCGTATATCGTCATCATATAAGTTTTCCATTTCACTTACTCCTTTTATTTTTTAATTTTTTCTTTGTCAAAATCCTATTCGTGTACTCTTTCACAACCTTATCGTCGAGTGTATTTTTCTTTTTTCTTACAATCTTCTTTTCGGATTTCTTTATTTCTGTTGGTGGTAATGTACCAAATAATTCTTCTTGAAGTTCACCTTTATGATAAACATTACCATCTTTATCAACGAATTCAGACATAAACTTCCAACCACGAGGGTATCCTTCATTTGATTTCTTTTCTTCAATTGGAACCATCATGGCTGTACATTTCCAACAAAGTCCATTTTGTGACCTGTCATCAATCAAAACCTCTTCATAGCAACGAATACCTTTGAAGTATTTGCTTTTTGAATCATTATTTTGACATAAAACATATTTCACAACATATTCCTTTACTTAGTAAGATGAAACCGGATTTGCACCAACATTAACCGGCTCTCCATAAAATTCATTTTGTTTATCTAAATTTATATCATCATCTTCTTTTAATATACTAACTTCTTCTGTTTTTTTCAAACGTTTTTTTCTTTGTTTTTTAGGAATTTTTATCTTCACCTCATCCAATTTAGATTGTGTAACAGAATCAGTTATTTGATTGTTGATTGATGAAGGGAAACTTTGGACTGGTTCCTCATATCCAATTCCTGTTTCTTGTCCAATTTCACTTAATTTATCCAATGATTCTTTCTGTTTCTCTTTTGAACTCAAATGATTAGCGGCTATTACCAAACTAACAGCGAGTGGGTCAAATACAATAACAAGAATAAGAATGAACCAGTTTACAATAATATCCATTGAAACACCAGTTATTCTACTTAAATAAAGTAGTGGGCCAAGTTCTGATGAAAATGATTCATTCGTTATTGTTAGTTTTGTTTGGTCAATCTTTGCAATAGAATCCGATAGTGCAAATGATTTTTGAGTCAGTATTGAAATATCACCGTTTATAGTTTCCGATGACTTATCAACCGATGCAATATTTTTAGATAGACCACCCGTCCCACGTTTCTGTGTTAGTTGTTGTGTATAAGCGTTTTGTTGAGAAACACGAATTTGGTCGAGTGATTTTAGACGATTGTTTTTATCTTCTATTGATTTATCTACTTGTACTTTTTGTTCCTCGAACAATTTTTTCTTTTGGTCAAGGAGAGTTATTTCATTTTGTGCTTTGTAGATTACCTTTGCAGTTTCCTGATATGAGTTTGTTAGATACCCATAAACACCAATAGAAGTGATTACCATAAGAACCACTGCAGCAGATAAAAGATATGTCTTGAACAGGAAACGGAGTGTTTTAAAATGGTCATGTAGAAATGTTACAACAACAAGTTTGGAAAGTTCCAACATTGATGCCATACCAATTATTGACCATGAACCACCTGAAAATAGTTTTGATATTCCGAATATAGAGTAGTATCCAGAAAATATCGCTAGTCCAATCGCGCAAAACCAAATAAGGTTTTTGAGATTGAATACCTTTTGTAACATATGATTACTCTTATATTTTTACCAACTCTACTTGTTTTTTTCCAGAATGATTCAATACAATCTTTCCACCTTCATATGAAAGAGAATCTATATATTTTTTAACTTCAGATTCTGTTGTGTCCCAACTAAATCTAATTTCCGCAAAGAAATCGTGTAGTGAATCAAAAACGTTTGAATCGGGTTCAAACTTTAATGTTTTACCAACATACTTGAATCGTTGGTTCATGACATTTCCAGGTATTGATTCAGATATATAAGTTTCTGGTGTGATACCTGCAAGTTCCAATAGTCTTTTCATTTTCATTTAAAAATCCCCATTAATGTTACGGTATTCTAGTAGTGCTAATTCTTTTGCTTTACACTCTAGCATGACATCTACGTCATACCCATAAGTATTTATTTTTTCCAAAATGTAGTCTGCATGAGCCTGTGGTTTGTCTTTTGGATTACCAGATTCCTTTGGTTTGGACGAAGAGTAATGAACTACGGGGACGATATAATTAGTCCAAGTTGACATAGCAAGTTCAAGAGCTTCTTGTTCCGATAGACCACCAGTGTTGAATGTATGATGGTGATAATCAAACACAATTGGAATACCGATACGTTCATGGATATACATCAGGTCTTTCACACTGTACATACTAGCTTTGTCATCGTTCTCAACCGTAAGACGAGATTTGACAGAGTGTGACAATCTGTCATAGTTATCACAAAATCTTTGCATTGATGCAATTTTATCACCATATACACCGTTACAATGGATGTTTATCTTGTTGAATGGTGAGTTATAGAGTCCTAATAAATCAAGAACCTTACCGTGGTTTTCCAAGTCAATAATAGTGTTCTGAACAACTTTCTCATTCGGTGAACAGAGTACGTTAAAAGGGCCAGGATGACACCCCAAACGAACGCCATTGAGTTTTGCGTACTCACCTGTACGTTTCATTACCTCTGCAATTTCCTGTATGTTAGGGAGGTTTTCTATACCATATTCGGATGCCCACGGAAACATATCGGATGAGATACGGAACAGTTTGATACCGTTCTCTACGTTCCAATGAATAATAGTTTCCAAGTCCTTGACGTTTTGAAGTCCAAGTTCAGCGGCATAATTGATACCACGTTGGATAAATGTTTTCTTTATCATTGACCGATTGGTAGTGATTTTTTTCTTACCAAGAGTCATATTGATACAGGCATAACCGAGATTCATAACAATCCTATGATGAATAATGTGAGTTCTAATATAAGCAAAAAAACAATGGGAAACAAGAAAAATCTTGTCTCCCATTCAATTTTTTTTACGTTTAGTCTATCTTATCCGTAGTTTTCACTTGGATTGAAGTTCGAGCTACCTGTGTATGAACCACTTGCAAGAATTCTAACAGAAAGACCCATACCCATGTTTGCTTGTGGATTTATTGCTTGTGCATTTTGCCAGAAAAGACGTGTTGTATATGCGTCTCCAGCCGATGCAGTTGTTGTTGACCAGAAATTAGCACTCCAACTAAAATCATAAAATTCACCGTCTTGTAACATATATCCACCAGGATTTGCGGTAAATCCACTTGCATTTGAACCATTTCCGTTAATGCGAGCCATACTACCCCAAAATTTCGTATTCTTTAATGGACGGCCGGCGGTTAATTGTCCACCTTGTGCATTGATGAGAGTTGTCCAATCGGCCAAAGTTGGTAATCTAAACCCAACTGGAGCTAGATTTTGAGAAGCACTTACGGCATACCAATTATATAATCTACCGTAATCGCGTGAGTTACTAGAATCGAATTTATAATAACACCAAGCAGGTGTCAATGACTTAGCATATGAATCCCATTGTGCAGATGATGACGCGTGTGCGATTGACGTTCCATCTCTAAATGTGTCCACATCCAAATTTTCAACAACCCAACTTTGTCCACCAATTGTGACTACTGCCATTTATTTCTCCAGAAAAAATTTAAATATCCAAGTGTTATAGATATAAATATAATTAAAAAAGGGAAATCATTTATGATTCCCCTTTAAGTAATTATTCGGTTGGCTTATTCTTCTTACGTGGCTTTGGACGATTCTTCTTTTCATTTGATTGTTCAAATGTAGAAGGTTGTGGAGACCTCGGTGTTTTCTTATTTCCATCCTTCTTATGAAATTTATTCTTATTCTTTTTCTCCTTTAGGCCGAGTGCCTCTTCAACTGTTGGTGTCAAATTTACAGTTGTATTACCACGCCATTCATCATTTGAATTTGTTCTTGCAAATGAAGATTCAACCTCAACAACAGTTTCAACATGACCCTGGAGTGCGTTGATGATTGCATTCTTATCATCAATTTGTTCTGAAAGATTTGTGATTTGTTTCTTGTTATAGAACCAGAATCCAAAACCACTCGCGGCAATGGCTATAAAAATAATAAGTAAAGTGAGCATAAAAATAATCCCTTATTTTAGAATAGAAAAAATATAACTATCATCTTCAATCTTTTTAACAAAGACTTTTGAATATGTAGAAATCAAATGAGTAAAAATAAATACAGAACTGTATGCGAAACTATTTGATACGTTTTGATTTATCGTAAGGATGACTCCTCTGTTTGAAGTCTGCAAAGAACGTTTAATTGTTTCAAATACATAATCATATTGATTGTTCCCATATAGGTGTTCATCGAACACACCAGTTAGAATAGTCCAATCGAACTCCACATCAGAGTTATTATCCATATACTCTTGAAAAGAAGATTTGATAAAACTACTTGAATTGAATTTTTTTGTTAACATTGATATTTTATCTTCGCTAGAATCCACACCAACAAAATATCCAGCCAATAAATCATTCGGTGTTAAATCCCAGTATTCACATAGAGTTTCTAATAAAGAACCTTCTTTATACCCAGCACCTAAATGTAGGATAGTATCTTCCGATGATATACCGGTGTTAATAATTTCTTCAATAATCATATTTTCAGTCATTGTCAAATAATCCATAATAGTCCATATTTCTATTTCTTCTACGATTTATTCGCTTTTTCGTTTCCTTTGAAGAAGCAAATTCAGTTCTCAATGGGTGTGTACGATTAAAGTTTTGTGTCATCTTCAAACTTAAATCTGCCATTTCCCATGCAGTGTGGGGGTCTTTAGTCGGAGGAAGTAAATGTTCTTCCGATAAATTCACACCATTTATGTCAATATACAAATTTTTTTCTGAATCAAAAAGCATTTTTGCATTTGGAAACTTTTTTAATACACGTTTCATAACTTTTTCAGTATCGGTCATAACGATTTTTTCTCTCTTATTACTGTATGATATTTGCTTCGTATGGTCATTATATTATTTTGAATAATTTCACATTTTTCAAATTCATCTTTTTCGAGAAAGTAGATATACATATCATATAATTCATCTAACTTTTGAAATGATGTCATCGAGTTTAATTCGATGAAATAATTTGGATTTTCTTCCAACATTTCCCAATTAAAGTTTAGGGACTCTTCGTAAAATTTCCTCACATCCCCCATCCAAGTGCCTCTGAAATGCTTGGAAAGTTCTGAGTGAAAATATCACGAATACCATTCGCAATATCTCGGTGTTCTTTTTGTGTATCTTCGAGTGTACGAAGTTCGAGGTAATGAATCCAAGAACGAATAGAACCTTTCATATACATTGTTGTTTCAGTTGCAAGTGGAAGTACATCACGGGCAACTTCACGAGCGATACCAGCTTGAATCATCTCATTGTAAAGATTTAGGGATGCTTGAAAGTGACCAGATACAATATCAGATAACTTTACACCACCAACCCATTCAGGATTGTAAGCTTCCGCAGATGATTGACGATTCTTCTCTGCTTGTTTACGAAGTTCAATATCTTGAACAGATGTTGCTGAAGAATATCGTTGGGAAAATTCTTGGAATGAGAATGACTTGTGACGAAGAATTTGTGCAGCAATAGAACGGCGTGTTACAATTTCCACGGTCATATCAACGAACTCAAACGGAGACCAGTGTTTGTGCTTGATGAGATAATTGATAAGACGTGGAGCCGTTTCTACATTCATCTGATTAGATGGATTAGATACACGGGCGATATACACCATGAACTCTTCAGGTGTCATCTCTTTTTCAAGAGAAGGATGTGTGATTGAAACTAATTTAACTGACATTGTAATCCTCATCTGTTTGTTCCAATTCAAAGTCAGGTTCTTGCTCTAATTCAAACTGATTTAAATTGATTTTATTTTGTTTTCGATTCTTTGTTCGGTCATAAGATGGAAGCTTTTTGTCTTTAAACATTTCATAACCATCTTCGAATTTTTCGGCTTTTGGGCCTCGGTGTCTATAATCTCTTCCCATACGTCATCATAAATGAATAATTGTGAATAAATAAATCTAAGAAATTTTCTTCAAATTTCCAAATTAAATTTTTGCATTTCTTTTTTTATCACCGATAACTTCTCATAATTTTCAGCGTTCAAAAGTCGTTGAGTATATGATGAAAGTATTTTTTGAAAGTTTGGTTTTCTGATTACAACATCCACAGATGTTCCGTTTTCCACTATTATTGTTGCAACTATTGTTTCCTCAACACCACGATTCAAACAATCCAACATCGCAGTATAAACCTTATCAGAAAGAACAAAGTTTACCTTATCATTAGACACCCATTCTAACATCTGTGCAGACGTTTTAAAATCAATGTATTCATGATTTTTCCATAAAGGAATATCATTGTGCTCAATGTTGGAGTAATCGCTTTTTGACATAGTAGGAAATTGTTTCGTAGTAATCTTTTTTGGATGGTTCTTTTTTTATTGCACTCTTCATGTAATTGTCAATCATATCTTCCGTCAAATTATTTTGTTTAGTTAAGTGATGTTCTTCTATAATTCGTTCGGTTTCTGTGATTGCATCATTCAGGTGAAATTCATCATAGTCAGAGTATTCTATATTGAAATCTCTCAATATTTCTTCAAGGTTGAATAACCATTCTATATAGTTACTTCTTTCTTCCACCCTTCTTTTTAATCTTTTGAAGTTTAATATTTGTAATATCACCTTCTTCAGTAATAATTACTTTGTGGTCTGCCGAATAAAGTAGGTCGGAAATCCAAGTGATGAATTTTTCTATCTCTGGATTAAGATTAAGACCCATGAAACCAAAGTTTAACATTTCATTGTGATTGAACCCTGGTTTCTTACCAGGAAAAATATTTGGGTCAAGTGGGAAATCTCTACCAGAATCTTCTTCATCTTTTTTAAGAGAATCAAAAAACGGGTCATCCGATTCTTCTTGTTCTTTATTTTTATCTTTGAATTTATCTTTTATTTTGCTCAAAATATCTTGAACAGTGTGTGCATCATAATTTGCGTTTAGGGTATCTAAAAACTTTTTTTGTTCTCGCTTAGACATCGTTTCATCTTTATTACTACCAGTATCAATTCCATAGTAATTCAGCATAGATTTCATTTGTCTTTCACGTTTTGTCATACTACGTCTTTCTTTTTTAGTGTATTTAAGACATCACCATATTCATAGTGACCATCTTGTATTTTCAGTAAAGAGTATTCTTTTAATTCTTTTACAAGCTTTTTATTTCCACAGTATGTTTCCGCCAGTTGATTTATAGCTTCTTTGTTTGGACACAGGTTAGTTGTTTGAGGAACAACATCCTCTTTAATTAAAAACCAAGTCATACAAAATCCAATCAGAAACGAAATAATAAGTTCCAAAATTATCTCCGATACTCGTGAACAGAATTACAAATAAATAGTATTTGTATAATAGAAAATGGGGCAGAAGAAAAAAACTTTGGTCGGTATATTTTGATGATTTAGTCATCACTCTATACAACTTCTTCTACCCCATTTATATTTTACATCTTTGCTAGATTCCGGTCTTCTAGCTCAATAGAAACTCTCTTTGAAACTTTGCGCCAATACTTTTTAGTACCACGCTTCATGTGACCGTTTGGGCCACCGTTCCACTTTCGTGCCATGATTTCCATATCATGTTTAGAAAGCGAGTCTCTGTTAAGGTCAGGATTATAAAATTCCTGATATATCCAAAACATCTCGGCAGACTTTGCCGGACTCTTACGGTCAGCAAGTGTGAATTTCTTATCAATTCCTCGAATCTTACAGATTCGATTTACTTCCTTGACCATGACAGGTTTAATTTGGACAATTCCAACAGACCCGTCTCTTGATTTTGCGTTTGCATTGCCTTTCGACTCAACCCAAACGATAGATGAATACAATACGTCCTTCATAATCAAACCACGATTAATCGGGGTCATTGCAATCAAGGCAAATGCCGTGACTACGAGAAGGGTAATTGTAACCCGTTTCCATTTGTTAGTCATATCAACTCTCTCTTTTGTGGATAATTGTTTTCATTCTTTATGTCACAAGGACATAGGTGTTACTACAACACTTATACCGACCAAGTATAAATATCAGTTGTTTTTTGTTATTACAATAATAAGAAATTTTTGGGACATTTCCAAATGATTTTTTAACCGAGACCGCCGTTGTCCCCAAGTTCAAATTCAGTTCCCGTGTAATCAACACGGGATTCAGTTGGGACAAGTTCAACGTCCCTATACTCGGCATCTCTTGCTCTTATACAGCAAAACCATTTTCCATCTTTGTCACGAAGTAAAGAATCGGTTCCAAGATTGTTGTGTATTGTAGTTGCAGTTTCTTCAGAGGTTGTGTTGTTCAAAACTCTCTTTACAAGATATACATTATCTTCTATTCTAATAATGTTATTTATCATTACTATAACCTCTATATTATATACTACTATATACTATTACTTCTATTATACTATAATAACTATATTATAATAGTATCTTTTTTTAAGTGTTCACTCTTTTCCCGTGTTCACTGTAAAGATACAAAATAAATCAATACGAGTCAAGTGTTTTCTATCTAACATTCAGAATATTTTTCAGACTGTGATTTTTCTTCCATCCAGCTTGATATTTTGAATCAGTAAAATATACAATCAAATCAGATTGATATTTTGATTTTACATATCTCACAGTAAAATTAGATGTAGGTTTTGAAACTGTTTCAGTCCACAATTCCTCTTTATCTTTTGATTCATATCTATTGTCAGTTTTCCAAACCCATAAGTCTGCCTCATATCTGTTTTTGGTGACAAAGACTCTATAATCACAGGTTTGATTTGGTGATATAAACACCGTTGATAAAATCATCAAAATAGACATCATAAACACCTCGTTTTTGACCGTTTCCGTCGTCTTGGTGACGTTTTTATACCATTACCCATACCGAACTATACCCCAACCAATAAAAACCCCTTAAAAACGATTTAAACCCCATAGTTAAGTCCTTAAAAATAAAGGACTTACGAAATCACCGTAAGTCCTTATAAATCAACTACTTATGAAGATTCTACTAATCTCCGTTCCTCATCAGTACATCAGGACGTGCCACGATTTCAATGTTACCGTCACCATCATCGAATAGTATATTCTCCGTGTCCCATGAGACAACGAATTCTGGTGTCAAACATCCATACCGTTGGTAGTATGATTCGTATTCATCGAATGATTCGTAAATATCAAATGAATCATCGAAAACAGGAATACCGTTTGATTCATCAATCAGTGCAGATTCCATCTGACCAAATGTTACGAAATATTCCGATTGTTCTTCATCCGATTTAATATTATCGAAAACCCAATTTAGGATTTCTTCTCGTGTTGATTCAACATTAGTATATGAATCTTGCAATTGTTCGAGAGTTTGTGTATTCAAACATTGTTCCCATTCGGAACTGTATGAATCCAACATCTTATTAAAATCATTGTTCATTGATATAATCCACGATTTTTGATTCTGAAATGGTCTTGACCTCAAATGGGTCAACACACGTTGATAGATACTTGTTCACTTGAACTTCTGCATCGGTAACAGATACCGCGTTTACCATATAGGTTCGACCTTGCTTCTTCACCTTACCGTTATCGTGGGTGATTTCAAATTGAACCTTTGCCAGATAGAAAGCCATGATTAATCCTTCTTTTTGAGATAAATGTTTGTTAAATACTTTGAGTTTATTTGATTTGTTCCAATAAGAGAATGAAGTGGAAAATATCCTTTCGGTGTACCGACCATATCATTCTTCGTGCCAATATACAAAATTCCGTTGTCTTCTACAAGGTATGTTGGTATAAAATTTATTTGTAAGTCATTATAGTCATCGTTATACCTTGCAAATGTCTTCTGTCCTATAACGAAATCTTTACTCTTGGAATGTTGCATAGTCATTGAACTTCGATGAATAAATTGGTTCACACGCCATGTAGACAGACCACAGTTGTTCGATATAAAACTCATTTGCGTTATATGGAATATAGTCTTCATTATTCATCGGATTTTCAGGGTCAATCATCAGAAGATAAACATCTCGACCCTTCGTCTCCAGTCCGTGAACTTCCATACCTTCAATATCCACCACTGGATTTGTGTAACCATCTTCGCCAAAGAAATAATATTCTCCACCCTGTTTATTCACCAACGTGGTAAGACGAATGATGATTTGTTGCTTCAACGTTGCTGGTGTGACAACGATTGCACTTTCGTGATTGCGAGAAATACTCATCGAGAAACTCCGATAAAAATATTGTAAAAGAAAAAGAAAAATGGAATCATTACAAGAGTGAAGACGAACATATTTTTAAACATTTGCTTCTTTTGTTCGAGCGATGTAATCTTGTTGTGGAGGGCAAGAGAATTACAAATCTCATCCTTTGTAATTGACTTACCGAACGTCGTGTAAGCATTTGGGTCAGCGAAAAATACCTTGTGGATATTTTCATTAGTCGGTGTCCGTGACCAATTGAATGGTTCTACTTTTCGGACTTTCTTCATTGTGTTACCTTTGAGGTGGTTGATTGATGTAATACAAATGTACGAAAAAAATCTGACAATTCCAAACGTTATTTTTTGTCACGCCAAATAACGAGATAAATTGTATCTACCTTACCGGCAACGTGTACTCCGTCCTTTTGTGGGGTATTGAACACAGAAAGTGGTGTACGGTCGAGAACTTCTACGGTTTCAACAAAATGGTCAGTTTCTCCACGATTACGAAACCAATTCTTGAACGCAGTCTCGTGATAACGAATCTTTACCTTCCACCCAAGTGTTGCGGCAGAATCAAGAATCTTCACCACATTTTCATCTTGACGGTCATTATCAATTGAAAACTGAAACGTACTTGATGTGTTCATACCTGTTTGTGTCAGGTTCAATTCACCTTCCCAAGACTTCCAAATCAAACCACGATTGGAAAACTTGGTAACGAATCCGATACGTTCACCGTTGGAGTAATTTTCACTACAACCAACTAGTGTGAGAGAAAAAAGTGCGAGAGCAAATAGTGTGTTCTTCATTGTTGTTTCCTTTTATCGTACACCCAAGTACGAAGAATATGGACGAATGTGTGAATTATCCTTTGATGTTTCCTTCGAGAAGGCACTCATTACACCAAAGAAGCCGATTGTGAAAATGAGAAGTGCCGCAACACCAACCTTCATCTTACTTACATTGTTCAAGTAAGGTGCAACACGGTAGAATGTCTTTCCACTTGGTGTCTTTACACGATTGAATTCAATTCCGATAACCATTGTTTTGTCCTTTTATAAGGTTGAAAAAAAATTAGGCGGCAAGCAATCGCTTGTTCATTGTCTTTGTAATTACACCAATCTCATCTGCACGTTGCAGAAGGACTGCGTTCTTGCCATAACACTTCTCTACCGCTTCAAAGTCATAACGACTACCGATAAAGTACGTGATGAACTTCACACCGTTCTGTTCCATACGTTGCATCTGCTTACGTGAGTGAGCTTGTGCCTTTGGCCCACCATACTCAAAAGAACCATTACCTGAACTGTAATTCATGTACGGTTCACCGTCACAGATGTTGATGAAGTAAGCTTCTGTATTGGCAGACTTCTGAATAGTATCTTTCATGATACCGTCGAAACACAATCCTTCTGGTGTCAGGTTGTTTGCAGTAACCTTCGGGAAGAGTGAACGAACGTGTTGGATGTTGTGCTTCTTTGAATCAAAGATATACATGAGGTATGGAGTATTCTGTGTAGAGTACCGAGACCAACCATTAGACTTACCCGAACCATCGAACGTAGAACGTAGTGAGATAACAAGATGGATGTTCTTGATATATTTTGATGCCGTAGCGAACATAGCAGCGAACTCCATAGCCGCATCAAACTTCGACCCCTGCATTGAACCTGATTGGTCAATGGAGATGTGAATGTACGATGGCTTGTAAGCGTTGATGTTCACCTTTTGGAAGATGTCAAAGTTATCGAAACCAATCTCGTGAAGAAGACGCTTGTCAATCTTACCACTATCAAGACGTGATGTCTTTAGTGAACGTTCTTCGTTACGAAGTTGAAGATTCTTAGCAAGAATCTTACCACGGTTGATGGCATCGTTGATACGGTTCTGACTGTATGTGCCAACATAACTACGAAGACCATAAGCGTTACCGAGATTCTCAATGAACGAGTTAGTAACATCATTGATGATGTAAAGTGGAAGACCCTTCTTACTGAACTCAGAGTTAGCACCGACGGTCTTCTTTTCCATATCAACTTCAGCCCAAGCATCAACCTTCTGTTGGTCTGCCTTGGACAACTTACCCTTACGTGGTTGACCCTTGATGAACTCACGTTGTTGGTCAATTAACTTCTGCAATTGTGCCTTTGCCTTGTCTGATAACTTATCGAGGTCAAGTGCATTTGTGCCGTCCATTTCTTCACCGATGTTGACACCATTGGACGCGGTAAACTTACCGTCACCACTACCACCGTTACCTTCTTGTTCATCACCAGACTCTTGGTCAGCCATCTGTTCAAGTAGGTCATTCAGAGATTGTGTCATCTGTTCTTCAGAACTACCGTCACCGTTACCCATCTGTGACTGTAACTGTTGTTGATACTCCTTCGTCGCGTCTACATACTTCGAGATAGTATCAAACAGATACTTGGACAAGTAGATGCGGTCTTCAAATGTGGACATACGAAGAACGTTTGGCAAGTCCAACATCTTGAACATCTTCTCAAGACCAGGAAGAGCTTGGAGATTACGTTGTGGATTACGGATGTTGATAAGGTGGAACAGGTAGTTGTTCCACGTTGGTTCCGCATAATCCTTTGACCACAGACCTTCTACAATCTTCTTATCACCGAAATACTTTTGGTATAGTGATGAATAATAACCACGATACCCAGGGGCAGAACGATACGTCATCGCATCAATGTAAAGGTCTTCCACAAGGTTGAGGAGAATCTTACGTTGGTCTACTTCATCAGAATAACGTGAACCTGTATTTCTAACAGTATCTTCGATATACTGATTCGTTTTGTCAAAGTCTGTATACAGAATGTGTGATGCTTCATGAAGAGCAAGACCTACCGCAGTATCAAACTCCTTCTCCTTGATGTTCGGTGAAAGAGTAATTGTCTTACCGTCTGTATATGAATTACCACCGTTGTTGTACTTCACTTGGATGTCACCACGGCCTGTGAGAATACGAACGAAGTTCGCAATCGCACGCTGGTATTGTGCGAGTTGCATATGGTCATACTTTGATGCCTTCTCTACCGTATCATCTTCGTCAAAGAAGTATGATTGCTTCTTCTCGAAGATAGAATCCTTCAACCAATAGTTTGAAGAAGAATATCCCGAATTACGAGACTTCCAAAAGTTAGACCGAGACTTCTTCTCGTTGGAAAGAAACCACGGTGAACGTTTTGCTGTTGACATATTACTCCTGTGTGAGAACTGTGTACTGAATTGAACGTTTACAAAACTACGGAATTTTTCCGTAAGAAACAAGGGGTGTGGATAACTTTTTAAGTCCTTGAAAATAAAGGACTTAGTTATATCCTCTCGATGGAGGGTTGATAATCCCGTTTTGAATCAGGTCATGTGCAGTACGTCCAAACCGTCCTTGAAGTTGCCAAACAACCCCTGTGTCAACGAGATATTGCCATGCGGCAATAACTTGTTCCTCTGATTCAGGTTGTTCAAAACCTTCCGCAAGACCAACGGCTGTGTAGATGTCCATCTCGTACTTTTGAATCGTTTCCATTACTTCTTACCTTTTTTTGTGTTTGTTGTAATTGTTTTTGGTTTATTCGTACTTCCCTTCGGACGACCACGCTTTCGTTTTTCACCAGTTACAGGGTCAACTTTCGGGCCTTTACGTTCGACTGGAACCAATTTTGCAACACACGTTGAACAAACAAACCGAACAATTTCACCGTCGTGGTCGATGTAAGTATCACACGTCTCACCACCCCAATACGGTGTTTTGTTCTTCTTACTGTTGATACAGTAAATTTTTCCTCGCTTGATTACCGATTCGATAACATTAGACTTCTTGGAAGTCTTCTTGGGTTTACGTCCTCGTGGCATTTTATTATCCTTGTGTGTGAAAATTACTGAGCAGTTTGAAATACTTGTTGTGCCATGGCATAGACAAAATCTACAACGACCTTGTTACCCATCTTTTGAACTTCAACAATTTGACCCTTCTCATTGCGGAATGTTGCAATCTTTGTCATACGATTGTATTCACACAAGAACCGACGTTGTTCTTCGTTGATTACCGACGTAGGACGGAGAATCATGTGATACGTTGTTACAGTATCGCGCTTACGGTCGCCAATTTGCTTTTCGTTTGTGTGAAGGTAAAACGAAGAAAACTTGGTGTTTTTCATAGGGGTTGTCCCGATGTGTGTGAAGAATTTCAATACACAAAATTAGGGAACATATATGATATATCCAAATAAAAAATGTGGGTGTGGATAACTTTTTAAGTCTATACAAATAAAGGACTTACGGGGATAAATCGTAAGTCCTTATATTTCAAGGGGTTAAACTTAGTCCACGGTAAGTCCAATAAAATAAAGGACTTACTTCGTCAAGGCAGATTCAAGAATAGATAGGTCAATGATTGTTAGTGTTGTACTTGAACCGTCAAGTGATGTTGTTACAGATAACTTTTTACCAAACATCAAACTTTCTCTATCTTCACATAAGGACATTGTTGCTCCTGATGTTGATTTTGTGTAACCATATGTCTTGTTAGTTTGTTCGACTAACATATCATAAAATGATTTTGAGTAATAAATGTTGGCGCAATTTATTCTCATAGAGAAAGAAAAATATTCATCCTTCTTTGTAAAAGACATCATATACACAATTGTTTCTGTCATAGGAAACCCTTGTACTGAACGAAGGTTATCCAAATCATAGAACGCCAAAATGTAACCACCTTCCGGTGTTGGGAGTTTGAGTTTACTATGGTACTTGATACCAATCTCGGATGCCTTTCTAATCACAGCATCTGCACTCGAACCGAACTCCAAAAGAAACGGAGTACAAGGTGTGAACGAAAAAATTGGAAAGTTGTTTCGGATTCTTTCCTTAATGTAATCGCCAGGTTTTTGAGCCATTCCTGAAGAGACACTCACAATCAAAGTAAGTGCGGTAAGTAAAATCTTTTTCATGTTATCTTCCTTTATATTAGTTTAATATTGCTCGTGGGTCTATCTTTCTTGATTGTTCCCGTTCATAATCTACACCTTTGAAATATCCTTCAACGTGTCCATCGGTGTATGCCTCGTCCCAAACGATATTACGATATATTCTCATAAGTTCAGAGTCATTCATCTTTTCAAAGTAATTGACAGGTATTACGTCTTCCCTACTAACCATCTCAAATTCTACGATTGATTGAATCAACATCTCTCGAAGTGTCATGATTATTTCTTTCTGTTATTGATTTACATTCCATAGGTCAAAGACACGACCTTTCCACTGATACACCTTTCCAGTGTCCCTCTTATAATCTTGTTCTAACTGCCATATCTCTTGTTCTAAATTCATAATTGTTTTACGTTGAACCCAAATAATGATGATAGAACTAATAAGTGCGAGGGATGTAATAACATCAAATACCATTTTCGTTTTCCTTTCTTTCGTTCCATTCTTGGAGAGTTTTATTATACTTTGATGTCAACTTATCGTGAGACAAGTTAATTGCAAAATCAATAGAAGAATCAACGTCTCTCATACAGTATTCGTTAATCATCTGGATATTGTGGTCATCCCAAAAACGATAACAAACTTGGCGACCACTGATTTCTTCTTCCTTTGGATTCTTTACACCCATAACTTCACACGCAGCTCCAAACCCAGCCATACCATTTACACCAACACCGTTCCACCAATCATACAAGTCGAGGTGTGGAATGTCCCACGGTTTCTTACCAACGGAGATAAGTGACTTGTGTGGATAAATTCCGTTAATCAACATTCGCTTGTAAAGAAACGGGTTATCAAAATACTTGATACGATACCCACCGAGAGAACCATTCTCATCACCAAAGATAGTTTCCATGACCTTATTGAACTCAATCAAGATGTCCTTATCGGCATGGGTGTTACCACGGGTGGCATAGTCATCCCAATCCTTAAATCCAATCGTATCTCCACTGAATGACTTACCATCCCAAATCTTCCAAGAGATTGCGATGACCTGTCCGTGTTCGGGATAAATCATCGCCTCGTCGTGGTAAATTTCAGAGTACGTCTTATCCAACAATTCGTTTTTCTTCCACTTCAATTGAACACGGTATTCAAAGTCATCTGCCATGAACGGTTCTGCTTCTTTGTATTCTTCATACGTCTTATACCGAGTCGTGGTTTCAATATCGTAGAAGAGTGTATTCATTATTTTATCTTTTGAAATCATCACTTTACCTTTCGTTGTAAGAAGAAGTTTATAAACTTTTCCAATCCCCATCGAGTTATCATGAGTGTTCCTCCGAGGATAGAAAGAAGAACAATCGCGGTCATTATTACTTTAAAGATACCCATTACGGTAACTCCATATTTAACGTTTCTAATATAACAGTTACAACCTTATCACGTTCACGTTTGTTTTCACCACCTGATACAATAACGGTAAACTCCCCATCAGTCAGAAAGTTTGGTTGTGAACCCAAGTGCCACCGAGTCGAGGGTCGTTTAGGTGGTACAGGTGTCGGCATCCACGGCATACCCTTCACCACTACATTGAACCTCTCGGTGATAACTTCCCCAATCGGTGAGACCGTCAGAACATTACCCAATGGGTCGCCGTCCTTTATTGTCGGTTCTCTATCCGTTATCCAATTGACCATTCTTCACTCTCCTTTTCCTGTTCATTCTTCGGTGTAGACAATAACATTACTTGCATCTCAAGTAACTCTATTCGTTGACGTAACTTCGAGAAGTACCACCATCCCGAAAAAAACATAACTATTTCAATCATTCTTCTAATCCCTTCAAATCGTGTTTCAATCTTTCATGGAAGCCCTCTTCAGAGTCATCAGAAGAAACTAACCAATCAATACGTTGTGCGTAAACATAAGCACGTTTTAGTGCGGCAATTCCATTACGAAACTCTCCAATGGTTTCCTCCGAGAAGTTATCGGCATAACCCCATTGGTCTTTTACACCATTGTTTTGAATGACCGTTTCTATCTCTTCGACCATCTCGGTCAACCTATGTTGCGAATATCCGAAACGTCCACCACTCATTCCTTTTCTCCTTTTACTTTGTTTAGTCCAATGAATGTTATTGATTGTATCTTGTGAATCATCTCTACCATGTCAAATTCAGTCACTACGGGATTTCCCTTTAGGACGTTTTGAATCCCATTCAGAGTTACCATAAGTTCTGCCTTCTCCTCCTTCAATCTTTGAATCTCTAACGAAATATCTGCGAGTGCATCCTCTACTTCTTCTTGAGAAGGACAGATAACCTCCTCTGATTCATAGTGATGTTGAATCGCCTTATCGAGGATGAGTAGATTGTAGGTTGTCATTTCTTTTTCAGGTTTATGTTCTCGATGATAGGGTTTAGGTGGAGGTTGAATGATTGAGTGTGGAACATGGGTTCCCCTTGATTCATTCATGGGTTTGATATTCTTTTTGTAGAACATTATTTATTCCGGGTTTCATTTTGATTACAGGAACACCGGCATTCCGATTCCTGTTGATTGTTACATTGTCCGAACATACCCGTACCGATTGCCATCGCGGCAGAGAAGGCAATACATATTCCGAGGACGAAGAGTCCATATACGATTCGTTGGGTTTTCCTTGTCATTGATTTTCTCCTTCTACGTCTTGTAGTGTTTTTTCTAATAGTTCGTTGATAATACGCCAATAGTAGTCATCGGGATAACTCACTGCCTCCTTGATGGCGTCCAACATTATCTTGTTTTGTTTCTCTAACTTCTTTACTTCGTCAATCACCCACGGGGCGGCTTCTGAATTAGGTCTGATTCGTTCCGATAGGGGTGTTTTCACGGATTCACCTTGTTGTAAATGTCTTCGATTTGTTGAGCGGCATCCCTGTGACATCTATCAATGTACAATAGACGTACCCAACCTTCAACGTTGTCACGCATAATCCATGTGTTGTCATAGGCGCTGAACTCCACCGTCCACCGTTTAGGTTTGACGTAAGGTTCGGGAGTTGGGATTCGTTGCCATGGTGTACCGAGTTGAACGCCGTCGTATGACCACATCATAACCTTGCCATCGTAAAATGTCCAAACGCTACCATCTGTGAGTGCATCCTCTGCCGTTGGCAGTCGGTCTGTTATCCATTCTGTGTTCATGTTGTTTTTCATTAGGCAGTCATCCAATAAAAGTCGTCAATAGTTCTGAGTGATTCGTGACCGTCATATTCGTGGATAACGAACTGTGTTCCAACTGGAACCCATTGAATTTCAAGACCGTCTGTACCACCTGTGTAGGAAACATCGAGACCGAGTTCTTGTTCCATCCACTCTGTTGTTATTTCACTGTGGCGTTCTTCTTCCACCATTTGAACCAACTTTGGATGGAATAGATACGTCTCTACTTCGTCTGTCCACGTTGACCAACCAGCACCGTACCCACGAGATACGAGTACGGCAACCTTACCGTCACGAATTACTTTTTCAATGTTGTTGTTCATATTTCCTCAATACGTTTTGTTTTGTCACAGATTAGTAGGTCGTAGTGTGGTTTGTTACCAACACTGAGATGATGATACTTACATCCCCATTCGTTTAGTTGGGTCTCTGTAAGGTCATACCAGTCTTTCTTACTGATGGCACCACGAGCAGTGTAGTACGTGATGTGATGTCCTTCATCGTATAACTTGTTTATCTTGGCGATATTGTCCTTTAAAGGAACGGCGAGTGGGTACTCCCGTTTACCCTCGTAGTGACATATCGTCTCGTCTATGTCAACGTAGATTATCATGTTGTTTCTGAAAGTTGTGGGAGTTTTGATTGAATTATTGACCAAGCGTCAGGATGATAGTGTGAAAGTGTACCGTTGTGTTGGACACCTGTTTGGTAGAGTAGAGAACCGATTAGATTGTACCAACCGAATGTGATGTAGTAGGATTCATTCTTACCGTCCTTTTCTTTCCAAAAGTAAAAGTCTCTTACCTTTGGTATGTTAAAGTGGTCGATAATGTCTTCACATATAGAGATGACAACATCCTTTGTTAGCACATCTTTTGGAAGACCTCGAAGGTCGTCAAACCTCCTCATGTCTTCCAATCGTTCTTTTGACCAATCTACCATCACAGTACCCTCAGACCTTCGTTACGAATAAGAATACCTGTCTCATTGTGTTCTGTACGGTCGTAGTCTGGAAGATACCGTTCGTTACCGTCACCGAACCATTCTTCGATGAACTCTTGTTCTAACTCTGGCGTAGTTACCAACACTTCGGGATTGTCACGAAATGATTGATAGATGATGAACTTGATGTTAGACATAATGTCTCCTGAGTGAATGAAATGAATTACAATGATACGGAATTTTGGGGATATATCCAAATAAAAGTTTTCCACATTAGGTTAAGTCCTTACACCGTAAGGATTTAAGGACAAATTTTCCTATATGAAAAAATTGACCCCGATAGAAAAACACCTAAATCGCATTTACCGAACCCCCCTCCCCCATAGGGGTTTACGGGTAATTATACCCCCCTATACCCCCTATTTTGGGGTATCTTATATACCCTATATTTGGGGGTATATAGGGTATTATAGGGGTTAAAAGGGGGTTATATAAGGGGTATATGGCGTATATACCTATGGGGTATATAGGGTGTATATACCCTCCTCATATGGGGGTGTTATTTCGTTACCTCCTACCCATCCACCCCACTACTATCTTGGCGCACTCTACGGAGTATAGGTCTCCTAAGTGGTATGCCTCTATCTCATATGGGTTGTTTTGATACCCATACATCTTGTCATACCTCTCATACCAGTTAGCGTGTGTTGGTTGTAGGTAGTGTATGTACTCATGTATAACCGTATTAGCAAGGTTGTATATAGTACGGTGTCCTTGTATCCTGATAGAAACAACGTTGTCTTCCTTATCATATAGTGCTAGCAATTTCTTTTTTTGATACCACGGTTCGTTCCACTCCCATTCGATGTGGGGCAGTTCCTTTCCCTTTACCTTACCGAACTTCTTTTGGCACCATTGTAGTGCATAGTCAAAGAACTCATTCAGTTCTTCTTCTGTTATTGACCGACGTGATAAGTTGTATAGTGCAATGTTCTTATCTGGTTTGTAGAACCACGAACGGTCATGACGTTTAAGACGGGCAGTTTTTATCATTGGGTTTTCTTGGGTATGATTTGAGACATCCTCAAACATAAGGAACTTCCACCACATATCCAAATGAATTTTTGTTCATAATTGTAACCCCTTGATTTCATTGGGGTTAACGTAAGTGCCTTATTTATAAGGACTTAGATTATGAATAAAAATTAATTATTCTCTAACCCATTGATTTATAAGGACTTACAAAGTTATCCCCATTGGTGTGGAAAAAAACATTTGGATATATCGAATATATTCCGTAGGTTTGTGTATTAGAAAAAACAACCCACAAGGACAACCTAATGGAACTTCACGAATATCCCCACGTCAATAGAGAGTTGAAAGACCTCTCGCTCCGTGAGCAGTTGGAAGCTCGTCTCCGTCAGATTGATGTTCACGGTTATTACAAGTCAGTCAAGAGTATGTCCGACTATGCTCTTCTCACTGCGTTTGAAACAACTCTACAAGGTATTGGTTATAACACGGCGGATGCTCAATACAAAGATGGGTTTGATGCTGGTATGAATCTTGGACGTGAACGTATGTTGAATCAAATCAACGAGACGTTCCATATGAACGCAGGTGAAAGTGTTATCCCGTCATCAGTCGAATCTATCAAGTCAAAGTCAAACATTTGGAGAAACAAGTAATGATTCCTTCACTCTATCTCGCGACCAACGGTCGTGTATCAATGATGACGTTCAATTGGGAGAACGCATCTGATTTCGCTCACAAGTATGAAAACACAGCAGTCACATCTGTATCATCATGGGACGAGATGAAGTTCGCCATGGGCTTATTGACTCCCGAACAGAATGAGACTCTTCTCATGGAACGAACAGTTTATTACACTCCAAACACACAAGGGTAATCTAATGTCACAGCTCACACTTTTCCCTACACCGTGCTCAGGCGAAACCTATTGGGCACTCGCAGAAGAAACAGGTTCCGCTCTTCGTTCGTTCTATACGAACCGTGACCACTCCGACTATACACGATTCGCACAGTCTTGTCAGAAGTTCGCTCAACACGCAGGTTACTCTTTCGTTGACGCATCAACACGTATTCACAATATGTTCAACATCAAGACGTTCGGTAACTAATGAAAATCACCTTTTGCGAAGAGGCACCAATGATTGCACAACTCACACTCTCCAACCAAGCATACAGTGACATTCAGTCATATATGAATGACACAGACACAATCGCACTTTCAAACGATATTGCCTTCGACCTCCTCGATGAGATGTATGATGGACTTGTTCCTCATGAAGACATCGGTGAAGGAACGTATCAATGGGTATGTAACTTCTCTGGTGGTAAGTTCTATGCTCGTGTAGGTAGTGAAGATTCACTATGGTTTCCACAGGGTATCTGATAAGTCCTTATAAATCAAGGACTTAAAAAGTTATCCACAGGGGCTTGTTTCTTACGGAAAAATTCCGTAGTTTTGTATCATAAGTTCACAACACACAAACACACAAGGACAACACAATGGCTAACCAATCTTTCACCTACCTCATGGCTTCGGTTGTTGACGGTTACTGGACAGTGCGCGATATGGACGGTAACGAGAAGAACTACTATACCGACGGTAAGGCAGGTATCGACCGTCTCATCCGTAACTATGGTACAGATCGTGACGGTAGTTTCAATGATATTTGTTTCAAGATGTTTGCAGGTGGTAACGTTCGTATCACTAACGACGTTTGCCCTGATAACTTCCGTACACAACCTACAACACAATCTACCACGAAGGAGTTTACATTGACTGCACCACAGAACGAACAAGCGGTTCTGAACATGATTCACACGTCACCTGACATTCGTCCAAAGACTCTTATCCTCTCTGACGTGAAGTGGAAGTATCTTGTACGTTCGGTTGTTCGTGGTAAGAACCTTATGATTACAGGTCCTGCTGGTTGTGGTAAGACACTCGCAGTTACCACGGTTGCTAATGCGATGGAACGTCCGTTCTTCTACTTCAACCTCGGTGCTACACAAGACCCACGTTCTACACTGATTGGTAACACCCACTTCAATAAGGACAGCGGTACTTACTTCGCTGACTCTACGTTCATCAAGGCTCTTCAAACAGAGAACGCGGTTATCCTTCTTGATGAGTTGTCACGTGCTCACCCTGAAGCTTGGAACATCCTCATGACTGTTCTCGATGAATCACAACGGTATGTACGTGTAGACGAATCACCAACGTCTCCTGTTATCAAGGTAGCCAACGGTGTTTCTTTTATTGCTACCGCGAACATCGGTATGGAGTACACGTCAACACGTCAGATTGACCGTGCTATCGCTGACCGTTTCCAAATCCTTGAGATGGACATCCTCAACAAGCAACAACAGATGGAGCTTGTCTCGATGACCTGTCCTACAATGGATGCAAAGACGGTGGAGATTCTCGCTGATGTGTATAACGCCACACAGGTTGAAGCACTCGATGGTTCACGTATCTCTACGGCTATCTCTACTCGTACACTGCTTGCTGCCGCTGGTCTCATCTGTGACGGGTTCACACTACAAGAAGCCGCTGATGTTTGTATCTATCCTTACTACTCTAACGACGGTGGTCTCGAATCAGAACGTACCTATGTAAAGCAGATTGTTCAGAAGT